AGATGAACGTATTGAAGAGTTTACTAGTTGCCCGCCAAAAAATCTACCGTATGTGAGAGCAAACTGATTTGTTGCCGCCCTGCCTCCAGGCCTCTTGACGGTCACAGAGGTTCCTTTAGGCATAAATACTGTTGCACCATCTAATTCAAATACTAAGCGCTCTGCTGACTTTGGGCGAATTACTACGGGCATTCCCTCTTCCATCACGGTAGCCTTATTACTAAATACATATTTTCTTTTTTGCTTTTTGTTCTTAGAAGGAACTGCTGATTTAGATAATTTAAAGTCACGACCTATTCTAAATGAAAGTCCACCTGTGTCTATTAAGTATAAATCAAATAATCTAAATGAGGGATTACCTGTCTTATTCCACTCATATACGTGGTGAAGGCTTTTAGGCTTTGTTCTTGCCTGAGCATCTACATACTGACCGAAGTCTTTTTCTATTTGATTAAATATGGTTGTTTTAAATAAGTTTTTAAATTCGGCATTTGATGTCAGCTTAGAAAGGACTGCAGCTTCATAGTATAGGAATGCTGATATCTGGGCTACTGTGCTGTCTTTGATTACTCCTGGAACTGATCCAGCCATCAATCTTTCTAGACCGCTAGATGCTTGCAGTAATGCTACGCTACTGTCCAATTACCTGACTCTCCGATCTTTTTATAGTGGCGTTATATCCAACAATTCCACCTAGTGGTTCTGTCATTGGAACAACACCCATTACTTCAAATACTGTCGGAGTGTTATTTGGAAAGTTAATTTCTTCCCATATTACGGTGCCATCTAGATTTCTGATGTTTGTAATCTTTTCTCTAAAGGTAACCTTTGTTGCAGTTCTTACTTGTAATACCTGATCATTTAAATACTTATTAGAAAAGACTTGCTTGTCTCCAGCCGTTCTTGAAGATGAGTTGCTTACTGTACCTTTAGCACTGCATGGTACAGTTCTAGTAAATTGCCACTCTTTTTTTAATGCGCCAGTTGACTCGTCTTGTGTATCGAATTGCTTATAGACATCCATAAGCATAGGAAAGACTGAATCAATAATGGCATACATTAGATCAGAACCATTTGAGTGATAACATACGGATTAAGAAGCTGGTCTACATATAGATTGCCAGTTCCCTTTGATGCCGATGCATTATACTCAAAGCTCCAGTCAAATGTCTTGATTGATTTGATGTACTTATTTCTCCAGACCTTGTCCTTTGAGAAGTAATCTTTCATCAGTTCAACTGTAGCAAGCTGGACCTTATCTGGAACAGATTCCCATCCAAATTGTCCTACGATCTTGTACTTAATATTTTTAGAAAATACACCGTTAAATGTATCATTAATTGATGGCGGAACTAAGCCATTTGCAACATATACCGTATTATCCAATAGGTTAGTTCTGTTTACTCTTACTCCGAATCCAGTCTCTGAAACAATTGGATCGTACAACCAATTATTGACTTTAGGAGTAGAAAGATTGTCCACTAGCAAGATATCATTAGAGTAAATCTTATATATCTTGTTTAGTTTAGCTGGAAGAGGAAGTGTGTCTGAATCATCTCCATAGATTGATTCTTCTCCTGAGTATAGATAAAAGTCTTGATTTGTAAAATCTTCTACTATCTTTCTTGCATATCTTTCTGCTGCCTGTAGATCTCCGTATGTCTTATAATTTGGATCGCTTGGGTCTGCCCCAAAGTTCAAATCATCTATCTGTTCATTGATATTGATATAGGGAGATACTACATTAGCATATGTGGTATGTGTTCCTACTGCCCCGCCTGAAACTGTATACTGCCATACAATCTTAAAGTTTCTAGGATATGACGAATACGAAAATGGCAACACTATTTGATAGGTACCAATATCTGTCTCTACCGCCGTTGCATTAATCGTTGACAATATAGTTGTCGGTAGTATGACATTGGTTGGATCTTTTGTTACGTCATAAATCTTTGCTGTTACAACGCTAGAAGGTGTTATTAGTTCACCCTCCCAATAGATCTTTGTTCTAATTGGTGAGTTGCTATTTACGTATATCTCTGCCATGTTATAGGCTTAGATTAGTTGTAATACTCCTGAACTTCTTTTGGAGTTGCTAATCTGAAGCCCTCCTCCTTATCAAAAATTTCTTGAGCATTGTCTTCTGTCATTGCAATAAACGGGTGCTCTCTTGTAAATGTAAATCCATTAATATCATACCTGAAGTTTTCTCTAGTCATTCTAACTAGCACTGTGTCTTCTGGCTGAGCATTTGGATCAAATCTTGGAAGAATCTCTTCTGCGTTCTCGCTGAATTCATCTGTCGAATCTTCGATGTCCTTAATAGTCTTTTGATAAACAGACCATGTGACTCCCTCTTCTGCAAGGGCGGCAACGATATCTGCCTTACTCTTAATACCATCAGTATCAACTGCAAAGTCCTCTGCAATTTTTCTGAGTTCTGCTACTTTCAATGTCTCGAATGACATATTATCTCCTTTGTTAGGTTATTCAATTATAGCATTGATAAATTAAAATGAAAAGCCCCCAAAATTAATTGGGGGCCTTTCGAGGGTTTTATCTTAAATTAATTAAGAAGCAACCTTAACGTTCTTTACAACGACCCAAGCGTCAGCTTGTTCGATCTGGACGCCAACACGAGTATACATTGTGTACTCGATTGAGTCCTTACGTGGCCAGAAGAAGCGGTAGACTGTTACGTCACGCTTAACTCCGATAACTACGTTATTTGGGAATGACAAGTGAATGTCTCCGTGTGATCCTGTTGGTGTTGTGTAATCACCAGTCTGTGTCTCGTTAAGAAGTGGTACTTCAACAATCGGAATACCGAATGCGAATGGTGCCACATATCCTGCTGGTCCACCTAGTGGTGCGACTCCGCCACGGATAACGCTTGAAGCGATGTCCTGTGGAATTGTCTGGTTTGTTCCAATGCTGTTAGCATATAGGAAATCCTGAATCAAGTTTGATCCAGCAAGGAAGCGAAGGTCTCCACGACGTTGCTTGTACTTACGTGGCATAGCCTTAAGTGCCTTGTTGAATACTTCACGTGATACTGTGGCTCCAGCTGCGTCTACGACACGACCTGATGCCTTTGCCTTCTTTACAACGCCATCGAATGACTTGTAAAGAGCGTCTCCTGTTAGGGAAACATTTCCATTGAGGATTACATCTTCAATGTCGTTACCTGCCTGTGTTGCCATCAAACGTGCAATGTGATCTTCTAGATCTGCACCTTCGATGTTGTCTTCTAGAGACTCTGTTGAAAGCTCCCAGTCCATGCGGAGTTTCTTTGTTGTCAAAGAGATTTTTGAGAAAGTTACTGCATTGTTAGATGCTGTATCGTCTGCCTCAGTTGCAAGCTTCATAAGCTTCTCACCAACGGACATACGGTCAATCTCGGCTGTGTCTGACTTCATACGAACTGTACGTGCGACCTTACCGATTACGGTTGCGTCGAACATATAGTCAAGGAAGCGAGCTGATTGTTCTGGGTTAAGAAGTCCACCGTTACCAGCTTCTGATGCACGGTGTGTTCCTGTTCCACCAGTTGTTGAGGCAAATGTGCCTGTAGCTGTAGTTCCAGCTGCAACTGCTTTTTCTAATGTTTCATTGCTCATTATTTTATACCTACCTTAGTTGAATATTTCGTTTACGGAACCGAGGAAAGAACCGTTCCATTTAGATTTTTTGATTGTTACTTCTTCTGATCGGCCAAGATCTGAAGACTTCTTGATTGCAGTCTCTGATTCTACTGCGTCGACACGCTTTTGTACACCATCAATCGTGTTCTTGATGTTATTTACAGCGCTTGAAAGTGCTGTGTGTTGTTCTGCCAACTCTGAAATTCTAGCATCTACGCTCTTGCTGAAAGTTTCAACAGTCTCTTGGATTGTTGTTACTTGTGCTGCATTTGCTTCAGATGCCTTGTTTAGAGTTTCTGAGAAAAAGCCTTTTAGATCGCCTAACATCTTCGCAAAATCAGGTTCATCAACCTTATCTTCTGATACTTC